CTCTGTCCGTTTATTTGAACAGTTAACTGGTTTATTCCATACTGCTTTAAATGGTCATCGTTTAGAAAAGCAATTAGCTGGTTCTGGTTCTACTGCTGAAGCAAACTATCTTACTGCTGCAACAATGGCAGAAGCTCGTTCTAAATTGGGTGAGCGTGGTGAAGAATTAGATATTCTAGTTGTTCATCCTTCTGTTGCTTATTACCTCTACCAAGTTGGAATGTTAACATTCTCAACTTCTACATTAGCTGCTTCTGGTGCTGTCACCTGGGGTGGTGGTGGCGTTGGAGTTAATTCAAAAGCCGTTGGTGAATTTGCTGGTTGTAAAGTTATTGTTGACTCTGCTGTTAACACTAACGATCCAACATCTACAGGAAACCGTCAGGAGTTCCGTTGCTACTTAATGAAGTCAGGAACAATTCTTGAAGGAGTTCAGCAAGATTTAGGAATTGAAGCTGAAAGAAACATCCTATCCAAGCAAGATGTTCTATCCGTTGATTATCACAGTACTTATCACGTTATGGGTACTAAGTGGGGATCTGCTTCTGACAACCCAACAAACGCAAACCTAAGAACAGGTTCTAACTGGTCTGCTACTTACGACATTGATCTCATTCCTATGGTTGAAATCTTTGTTAACACACCACTAGATAACGGTCTTAAGTCTTAAGATTATATTGGTGGTCAATAGAGAAGCCTCATCAAATATTGGTGGGGCTTTTTCTTTACGCTACAATAGAACTAAATTACTTTATTAATCGTGGCAGCTACTATAAACGCAACTTTAAAGAGTGAAACTGCTAATAGCTACGTTACTTTGTCTGAAGCTAACGACTATTTTGATACTTCTCCAGATTCTTCAACTTGGACCAATAAAACAGATGACCAAAAGAAAAGAGCATTAATATCAGCTACAAGATGGATTGAAACTTTAGTCTTTTATGGTGAAAGGTGTGACGAAGATCAGGCATTAAAATTTCCTAGAAATAATTATCAAGTAGATGGTGTTGAATTATCTTGTTCTAAAATTCCTAGTGGTATTAAATATGCACAATATGAATTAGCTAGAGCTTTAGCAAATGATACAGATGCTATTACTGGAACTACTGGTAAAGATGGTAATTTTTCTGAAGTTAAATTAGGAGATATGCAAGTTAAATATAATACTGATAGTCAGGGAACTGGTTCTGTTAATAATATTTTAGATGTTTACCCTTGGCTACAAAGTTACCTTGGAGCATATATGCTAGGTGGAGCAGGATCTTATCAAATGAGGGTAGTTAGAGGATAATGGCAGGTCAATTAGATTCATTATTTAAAGATGTAGCAAAACAAGTAGTAGCTGACTTAGGATCTTCTTTAGATTCAAGTATTACTTATACAAAAAAAACATCTGGAAGTTATAACACCAGTACAGGTGCTTTTACTACAACTGATACGAATTATAGTATTAATGCACCAGTTGAATTTATTAGCTCAACTGAAGATGGAAATATAGAAACAAGACAAGCAAAGATTTATATTACACCTGATCTTATTGGAGATAATCAACCTGATTTAGATGATGAAATTACATTAACTTACGCAGGATCTACTAAAGTTGCACAGATAACAAGTATTGATACAAAACAAGGTGGACAAACTTACTTGTTTACTATTCTTGTGAGGTTCTGATGCCTAAAGAACAAAAGTTTAATGGAAAAAAAATTTCTAATGATTTAGTAGAAAAATTAGATCTTGGTTTTTCACAGGTGATAAGAGAGATACATGAAAAATTATCTGAGAAATGGAACGAAGAAACAGAAGGAAGTCCTGTTTATACTGGTTTTTTAGCATCTAGCTGGAAAGTAAGAAGAAAGCCAATACTGCAAACACAATCAGTATATGATTATGAGCCTTGGGCTAGTATCAGGAGACAATTAGATGCTGTATCCGCAGAGAGTAAAGAAATAAGAACAGAAAAACGTAGGGAATTATCAAATAAAATAGCTAGAGTTGAACCTCGATTTCCTGTTGGTACTGATTATAAATTTATAAATGCAGATATATATGTTGGTAATACTGCTGAGTATGCTGGTTATAGTGCAGAAGATAAAAAACTGTCTAACTTTGTACAAGGTAAAATAGGTAAACTTATTAAAGATAATATGAAAGAAAAAAGTAGAATATCTATAGGAGCTAAACCTTCTGGTGGATTTGGTAAATCAAAACCTGGATCTAGTTTACGTTACATCGAACCCGATCAATCATGACTTTAGTTAATGCCAGAGCAGCTTTTGAAAAAGCAGTAACAGATGCAGTAGTAGCAGCAGATAATACTGTTTCTGTTATTAATGATAATGTGCCATTTACAACTCCTGGAAAAACCAAGAAATATGTAATTATGAGTTTGAGTTTTACTCAATCAACTCTCCAAAATCAAGGTGCTTCTTCCGATTTTTATTCTGGTGTTATTCAATGTAATATTTATGTTCCAAAAAACAAAGGAACATCAGTTGTATCTGCTATAAGTGAATCTGTTATTGATGGGCTTACTTCTGTTAATGCTTCTAACTATAGTGATACCTTCAGTTGTACTCCAAGAGTTGCTGATATAAATGGTCCAAATATGTTACAGATAGAAGATCGTAGTCATTTTATAGGAATTGTTTCTTGTCAATTTACAGCAAACGCCTAATATAAGTATAATATAAATATTATATTAGAATACTATGGAAGCGATTGAACTCCTCAGAAACAAATTCGGTGTAAGCCAAAAATATAAATATGAATTAAAAGATGGAGACAAGATAGTATTAGAGATTTATTGGCATCCTTTAACTATTTCGGAAAGAGAATCAATTATTGCTAAATCTACAGGAGATGATGGGAATGAGTTTGCTTTAAATCTTATGATTGAAAAAGCATTAGATGAAAATGGTAAGAGATTATTTCAAGATGGTCATAAAGCTTCTTTAAGAAGAGAAGTTAATGCAACTATTTTACAAGATATACAGATGGCAATGATGACATCTGGAGATGAGTTAAAGGTGGAGGAAGCGAAAGCAGCATTAAAAAGCTAATAGGGATTGGTTTTTTATGTTCTTTCTAGCTAAAGAGTTAGGAATGACAATAAAACAACTTACAGAAAATCTAACTAGAGAAGAATTAATAGGATGGGCAGGTTTTTTTGAGTTAAAAAATGAGGAAGAAGAAAAATATAAAGAACAAGTACAAAAAAAACAAGCCATGCAACCCAGAAGGAGGTAAGATAGAGGTAATTTATTGGGTCGAGTAAATGGCAGCAGAGTACGGAATTAATATTAATGTCAGGACAAAAGACGAACAATTAAAGAAATTACAAAAGAATTTAACTGCTGCTGATCGTAAGGTTGCATCTTTAAATAAACAACTAGATAATTTATCAAAGAAAACTGGAAAAGGCCCAGGATCAGGCGGTCCTTTTTCTAATGCTGCTATTGCAAAAACAAAGGAACTTGCAGAAGCTACGAAACTTGCTCAACATAATTTTGAAAAATATACCAGAAGTATATTAAATTCTGAATCTGCGAATAGAAAAGGTATTGCATCTACAAGGGAATTAGCAACAAGAATGAAAGATGTTGCTGCCTCTGCTGGTGTTACAAGTGATAAATTTGAATTATTTACTCAGGGCTTTACTAAATTAAATTTTTCTGCACAAGTCAAGTCTCTACAAAGATTTAATGAAAGTGCAAAAATAACAGCTTCTACATTTGGTGCAATGAGTTCTGGGAATGTACCTGGAATTGCTGGTTTTAGTAATACAAATTTAGGAACATTATTAAATTTCACTCCTGCTAATACTGTTAATGCTATTGAAAGGTATTTAGATACTTTGACGATGGTAAGAAAGGATCTGGATTATACCGAAAGTGATTTTAAAGACGTAACTGCAAGAATTAAAGAGATGAATGCGGAATTGAAAAAACAACGAAATTTAACGGGAGGAGATACACCAGCTAGAGGAAGAAGAGATCCATTGTTAAGGAGAAGAAGAGTAGATGAAGCGGAAAGGTTACGAAACAGTTTTGGTGGTCGTGTAAGAGGCTTTAGAAGAGGTAGAACTAATGCAGACCAAAGAATTAGAGGTCAGGTTGCTTCAAGTGCATTAATTGGTGGAGCTTTTCCTCTGTTATTTGGACAAGGTGGTGGAGCAGCAGCAGGTGGTTTTCTTGGTGGTGCAGGTGGTGGTTTGCTAGGTGGGCAGTTTGGTTTTGCTTTATCGCTAGTCGGTACTCAACTTGGAGCATTAGTTGATACAACTATTGGAAAAGTTAGTGAGTTAGGTCAAGCATTCGGTAAATTTAGTCAAGATACAACTAAGATTGTTGAGAGTTTAGGGGAAAGTAATACAATCGTTGGTAGAAATATCGAGTTATTAGAAAAAGCTAGAGGAAAACAAGCTGCTTTTGACGAAGCAGTAAGACAAACAACAGTCATATTAGGAGAAAAGACAACTAGAAATCTTAAGGAGTTTGGAGATGATGCTACGGAAATATCTTCTTTAATATCTAAAATGGGTTTGGAATTTTTAGGTGTAATAGCGGATATTAATGAAAGGTTAAGGATAACAAAGACTTTAGCTGCAATTTTACCTGGTGCAGAAGGTCGCAGATTATCAGATGTACTTAAAAACGATGGTTTTAGTCAATTAGATTTTAGTCCTGCTGGGAAAAGAACAGGTATGCAACCACAAAAAATAGCAGATTTTTTAAGTACTTATGAACAATTAGAAGGTGATCTTGGTGCTCAGTTAAGATTGTCAAGAATTTTTGGTGTTGATAGTGTACGAGATGTAAGAGCAGATGCAAAAGATTTGATAGAACTTAGTAATTCAATGATGAGTGCTAGTCTTGCAATGGAAGTATTAAATAAAGAAGAAAAGAAAAATGCAGAAATAAACAAAACAAGAGGGTATTTAGCTCGTCAAAGCATAAGAGATAGAGAATTATTAAATGAAAAACTCAAAGAATTTAAGCAATTAACGGGAGAAGATGCAACACCAGAAGAAATAGAAAAATTTAAGAAAATTATTGCAGCAACAAATTCTTTAACTGATTCTCTTAAGACAGTTAATGATGAAATAGAAAAATTAGATAAAAAATTAATTCAATTACAAGATCCTGGATATCGGTTAGTAACCTTGAGTCAAGCAATAGGTTCTTCTTTTGAAGATTCTTTTAAAGGTGTAGTTAAAGGAACTATGTCAGTTGCAGAGGCATTTGCTAATATGGCAAATCGTATATCTGATGCGTTGCTTGATATGGCAGCTAGTATGATCGCTACAGGATTGCAAAGAATGTTTTTAAGTGCATTTAGTCGAGGTCTAGGAAATGATGTTCAGGGATATGGCAGTCCGACAAAAGCAGCAGCAAATGGTGGTCCTGTCGGGCAAAGGAAACCTTATTTAGTTGGAGAAGAAGGGCCAGAATTATTTGTTCCAAATCAATCAGGAAATATTATTCCAAATCACGATTTAGCTGGTGTTGGGGGTGGTTCAACAAATATTTCGGTAAGTATAGATGCTTCTGGAACATCTGTTGAAGGTAGTGAACCAAATGGAGAAGAATTAGGTAGATTAGT